CAGACAATTTAAAATTTCCCCCTCATGTAGAGTTTGTTGGTTACGCTGATGTAGCAAAACGCAAAGAATTAATGAGTAACGCCAAGGGTGCATTTGTTGCTTCTATGTATGTAGAGCCGTTTGGTGGCGTACAAATGGAATTACTATTCAGCGGTACTCCTACTATCACAACTGATTGGGGTAGTTTTGCTGAAAATAATATTCATGGTTACACTGGATATCGTTGCCGTACATTTGATCAATTTGTGTGGGCGGCAGAGAATATAGAACGCATTGACCCTAGAAACTGTAGAGCGTATGCTGAGAATTTTACATTAGATAAAGTAGCAAAGACATATGAAGAATATTTTCAAATGGTGTTGGACGTGCATGAAGGCAAGGGCTGGTATCAACGACATGAGAGAGATAATTTAGATTGGTTGAAAAAAGATTTGCCTATCTTCCCTGAAAGAGAATATGTACCTTCAAGTAAATTCTTATCAAATGCTATAAGTAAACTACCCGATGATACTAACTTTTTAATCATTGGTGCAATGGATGGGGTAAAACATGATGGTACGACCCCTTACGTAAGACAACACAAAGAATGGACTGGTCTATTAGTAGAACCAGTTAGAGATCAGTTTGAACGATTAAAAGAAAACTTTGCAGGATACACTAATCTACAATTTGAAAATTCAGCAATTACTAATGAAGCTGGCACAATGGAAATAAAAAGAATTCCACTACAATACATTGGCAAAGAAGTTCCAGATTGGGCAGATGGTATTAGTACATTGAAAAATGGGTTACTTATTGACCAATACGAAAACTTTATGGTCAAAGAACCGGTTAACTGCATAACTTTTAAAGATTTAAAAGACAAATACAATATCAATAAAATTAACCTACTGCAAATAGATTGCGAAGGATATGATTATGACATATTTAAACAAGTATGGAATGAGGGGTTTAAACCTACAATTGTAAAAATTGAAGTAGTAAACATGCCCAAAGAAGATTTAGATGAATTAACTAATACGTTATCATTGGCTGGATATGAAGTTAGACGTATAAGTGATGACATGGTTGGTTTATTAGAAAAATGAGAATAGCATTTTTTATTCAGAATGAATGGGCATTTGGCTCTATTCATTCTGAATTAACGAAACTATTATATCCATACAGCATTGATGCATCTATCTTAGATTGGACAATAAAGTATACAGTTGAAGAATTACTTGCGTATAACAATCAAATAGATTCAATCGTAACTATTCCACAAGCACTACCATTCTTACATAGTCGCGGAATATCATTACAAAAATGTATAGTTGTATTCCATAGTGAATTGGATATACTATATTACATTGCTAATATAGCACCTCAACATCAAGCTGAGGTAAAACATTTGGGTGCAGTAAGTTTATGGTTAATAGAAAGAAGCAAAGAATTAAACATCACTAGAGATATAAACTATCTACCATTGGGTGTAAATTATAATAGATATTATAGCCCGCCTAGTAATGAATTAAAAACAATTGGGTATGCTGGTATATTCCATAATCGTAATGAGATGAATAATAACAATCACTATGATCATCCCGGGTTACATAAACGTGCATATTTAATTAAAGAAGTAGCAGAGAAGTTAAATCTTAATTTTGTCATTGCTAATAGCTATCACAACAGTTATGTAACAATGGCTGGGTTCTATCCAGCAGTAGATTGTATAATGTCAGCATCAATGAAAGAAGGTGCTGGATTACCTATGTTAGAAGGTGGCGCCGCTGGTAAATTGATATTAACTACAAAAGTTGGACACTTTGCAGAAAAGATAACTGATGCAGGTGCAATAGCATTACCCTTTGATGAAGATGAATATAAAGAACAAGCAGAGGCTATATTAACTTATTACATTGAAAATCCAACAGAGTATAGAAACAAATGTTTATCTATACAGGAACATGCAAAAAGTTATGACTGGACTAACTTCATACATCATTGGGTAAAATTAATAAAATCTTAACATGAAAAAAATAGTATTTTATATGGAGCCTACTTGGGCATATGGATCAATTCATTATGAATTATGCAAGTATCTTTGGGGATATGGATTCAATTGTCAATTGCTTCCTTGGAATCAAAGTTATACCTTGCCAGAGATGCAGGAGTTAATTGACACTACAGATTTGATTGTTACCACTCCGCATGGATGGAGATTGTTAGGATATAATTATAAAGTGTTTACTCCAGAACAATGTGTAATCATTAGTCATTCAAAATTAGATATGGATGAATTAATTCATTATCACGGTAAGGGTGATTTTGATAAGTTTCATAAGTACGGAGCCGTTAGTAATTGGTTAGCCGATGTTAGTTTACAGTTAGGGATTACTAGACCTGCATTCGTTACGCCATTAGGAATAAACACCAATACATATTACAGTAAACCAAACGATTCATTACAGACAGTTGGCTGTATGAATATTGGACAAGTGGGTGTTCATCAACAGATTAAAAGACCATGGTTATTAGAATCTGCTATACAACAAGCAGGATTGACACTTAAGGCAGCTGCACCATATCATCATTCTTTTATTACTATGCCAGGATTTTATAAATCAGTAGATGCGATACTTGTTGCTAGTACTGAAGAGGGAGCAGGCTTACCTGTATTAGAAGCAGGTGCTGCTGGTAAATTAGTTATCAGTACACCGGTTGGTCATTGGAATAGAATAGGTGATAAAGGTGCGTGTGCTGTGCCAATTCCAGAATCTGAGTTTATAGAAAAAACGGTAGAGATATTAAGTTATTACAAATCAAATCCTGAACAATATCGTCAGCGATGTTTAGAGATACAACATCATGCTCAATCATATGATTGGAAATATGTGATTGATAAATGGGTTGAAATACTAAGTTAAAAAAAGCCCCTTGCGGGGCTTCTTTACGTTTTAAGTTTCATTAGCATATAGTCAGTATACTTTGACATACACATTGCTGGAATTTCTAAGAACGGATCCTCTAAATGAAACGGACAAGCTGTTTTCCATTTCATATGTTCTTTAAAATATTTCAATTCTTGTAGGTCTTTTACATTAGAGGGGTCAAAGTTTCTACGTGGATTGAACTTATTAGCGAATGTGTTTAGTACTGACATATAAACCTTATTTACGAATTGAGAGACAATGAGTAGGGGCATATAGCCCCTCTTTTTTATTTAGCAGCTACACCAGCTTCAGCGAGTACTTGCTCCACTGAAACTTCTTTAGTAACCTTCTTAGCACGAGCCTTGATAGCGTCAATGCTAGGTTTAGTTTTTTCAACTTTAACCTTTACGTTACCCTTATTTGCTTCCTTTGTTTTGTCAGCAAGAGTATCAGCGATAGTTGCCTGATCACCAGCACTAGCGAACATCTCTAATGTAGCAAGATACTTGAGAGCCTCTACCTTAGTCATCTCACTGGGCAAGTCAACCAAGTCAATACGACTTGCTCCGCCCTTAGTGAACTGCTTGATACGGCGAACCATATCATCAGTAAAACGAACTTTAGTGTTACCATTGTGAGTAGTAATACCAGCGACTTTGAAAGTTTGATTAGCCATAATATTTCCTTTAAGATAAGCTAAGTTTAAAAAATGTACTGATATCACTCAGCACTGTTATAATGATAACACAGATTGGCATTATTGTCAACCATTATTGTTACCAAAATTATTTTGTTTTACCCGAAAGAGTAAAACCATCAAGGACACTTCCTGCTTCAGCAAGGTCCTCAACCTCATCATGTAATTCAGCGATTGCCAAATTCAATTGTGTTCCAATATTTTGCACGACCCGGCGAACGTATTCCGCTTCTTCTGGTCCAAGCATTGCGAAATATTTCATTAGTTGTTCCTGACTTAGTGATGACAAGAATTCAAAAAATAGTAATTGTTCAGGATCAATATTCATATTACGCCTCAACAATGTAGGGCTTGTCCCACTTGCCGACATTCACATCTACATAATACGCGGTGTCAAAATAATCAGTTTGTGCGTCAGAATTATCATACCAATCTGCACCTTTCATGGCAGCAAACACTTCCTTCATAAAAGCAAGGGCTACGCCGTCATAATGATTTTGAAAGTGATAAGGATTAACGTCATCGTAGCCGTTAGTATTAGGAGTAAAACCACGAGCCACTTGATAGAAGTCATTACCGCAAACTTTATTAGAATTAGCGATAAAGTCAATAGCACCCGACTTCAGAGTCAAGCACAGGGTCATGTGATTGCGTACAGACAACGAACCTTTGACCTTGTACTTAGCAAGAATAGCCTTGATCTTGGGGGCGATTTTTGCTTTCTTTTCCTGAGACATATAAGCCATTTTCTAGTCCTTTAATTAACTGTCTAAGATTGTATTATATACCCAAATCCATTTAATGTCAACCTTTATTTTAACTTAATTCCAGCAGTTTCCAATCTAGCAAATACGCTATCCCCGAAATTCCAGCCCTCAGGCATGCTAGTTTGCATGTCCAGTTCATTATCTAGCAAATCAGCTTCCTGATTAGTAATCAATACAATAGCCAAATTATTCTTAATCATTTGTGCTACTTCGGTAACACTACGCTTTTCCATAGTCATTGTCACCGCTTGATTGAAAATCATAATACAGGGAACAATATGCTCCCGATATGTATTTTCTTTTGTACGCTTAACCGATTCACCGATTGTAATCAAATGGTCGATGCTATCACCCTCAAGCAATGAACGAGCATTCTCTAAACCAAATCCATCTTCGTTATCAATAAAGTAACGGAATCGTTTAGCAATCTTCTCAAAAATATTACGCTCGGACACTTCACGCGGAATCGGCTTAATTGCTTGTCCACGGATCTTTTTAACAATAGATTCAATTGATTCAATAATAGCAACGATGATCCAAAAGTTTTCAAGGACGTCACCATCAAAGGGGACATGCATGTAATCTTTTTCGTCCTTTCGCTTCTCAGAACGTTTACCTAATTTCTCAGTAAACCCCGCCTCAATCAGGTGCTTACGTATTTCAGCAATGTATTCAGGCTTTGCTTCCCAACCTACTGTATAGTTGTTTTTCTTAATCTCGCACTTAATGCCGTTTTTACTAAAAACGTACAACGATTTTTCTTCATGGCTACGAGGTTCGTAATCACGTTCCTCGCATGATTCCTTGAAAGTGCTAAATGATATTGCAGCCATTAACTATTCACCGTGTTGTAGGGACTCAATTCTTCAGGACCCTGTTCGTATTCCAGAATGTCATAGAGAAAGTGTACTGGGATTCCCAGTCGCACAGAGATAGAGACCGGGTTATAACCCTCGTCCAGCATATCACGGATAGTCAAATCCAAGTCAGCCATTTTGCTCATTTTGAATTACTCCCACTAGTTTTAAACAAGATTCCAGATAATGTAGAAATACCCCAAGCCTGAACCCAAGACACTTCGTTGACACCGACAACGGCTCCAACCAGTGCGTTATTCCAAAGCCACATCACGGGCCAACTCAATAGAAAACTAAGAAATACAATACCAGCAATACCTACGATTGCGGCACCAATAACAACAAAAACTTTATCCATGATTTACTCCTTAAGCAGCCGAAAGCATATTAGCGGGAACACGCCATGTATTCAATGGGCCGGTCTTAACGATAACAAATTTGCGATTGATTTTTTGCACATCACCGGTGATTTCCATACCAGTGCGACTGTTAGTGAATTTTACTTTAGTACCCACAGTCAGGGTGTATTTGTTTTTCTGTGCAATTTGAGCACGAGCAAAACGGATTGCATCGGTGATGCTAGTCAGTTGGTCATTAGTAAAATTACCTGCTAGAATAGCAGCGTTGATTGTTGCAATATCAGTCATAAAAACTCCTTTAATAAACTGAACAAGATTCTATTATAGTCCCAAATCCATTTAATGTCAAATTATTTTTTCATATTTTCTTCAATTTTACGGATATTTTCCAGATATTCTAGACGGGATAATAGTAGTTGGTATCCTGCGTAAAATATAAAACCAATAGCCCCGAGACCAAATGCGGTAGCGACTGTTTCACGAGGGAAAGTAGCAAAGACCCAATCAATGGATAACGAGACTCCGGCTGCGAATGCTACGAGACCAGCCAACTGTAATAGTGCTTTAAGTTTAAGAGACATTTTTAATTTCCTTTTTAAGTTAATATGTGTAGTATACACCCAAGACCATTTAATGTCAAGTTTTGGGAACGTATTTTTGTGTCAATTCTTGGACTTCTTCCGTTGTGGCCAGACCCAATTCAACCAATCTTTTTTGTTCCTGATTGATAGCAGACCGTTCAGTCATACCCTTCTTCCAAACAGAGTGGTCATCACTATAGTCAAAATACCAATCATGGGTTTGAAGTAGTTTTTCTAAAATTACTAGGGGTTCGTTCATATCAAAACTCCTGTTTGGAATGTTTAGGTTTGCGTTTGTACAATACTTTGGATTGTACAGATTTTGGCTTGAACGGAGTGTTGTTTTGAAACAACACATGGTGAGCCCGATGTTTGGGCTGTTCAATTTTGAAAGAGAGAATTTGCTTTTTCATAACCCATAGTATAGCACATTCTCCATTTATTGTCAAATACTAAATTCTACCCTAGTGACATTTTTTGTAGTGAAGCTACGCCATTCTTGCTTATCTAAATCATATACACGAATGCTAGTGGTAGATTCCTTACGAGGTTGTTTACCTTCAGCTAATGGTTTTACTTCAGGCAATAGTTCTGGCTTTAGTGTACAGTTCATTATACGCTCAGTTCCGTCCACCTTAGTAAAGGTAACCGTAACAGTTTCATTTACTTTAAGCATTCCAGTTAACCAATTGGTAAACTTATCCCATTCTTTTTCAGACCAATCTTTTGTTGGATGATAAGGTTTCTCTAGTACATCAATCGTTTCCATTTTGTTCTTCCCATGTAGTAAAAAAGTTTTTCATTTTTTGTTCTTTGTCCCAAGAATTAATGTAGTCATTGTCTTGGTCGCACAATGATAGTGCTTCCTTCTTAGATACGGTTCGATGGCTAACAATCTGTTCACCAAGATGTTTCTGACTAAACTCTTTTGCTTCACCCATCGTTACAGTATCCAATGCCCATTTAACCTTATCATTGCCATAGTCATCAATACCAACTGGTACTTCAACCATGTAACGAGTACGAAATGTGCTTACCGCTTCAACTAACACCCATTGTTTCTCCTCGGATGCTTTCTTTCTAATACTAAATGACCCGTCTTTATTATCTTTCCACTTCAGCATATCACCAATTTCAAATCCTTGTGATTTCATCAGATCATCTGGCAATGGAAGAATCATATCACCTGTCTCTGGATCTTCTTGTAATGTAGCGATCCAAGAGTTATCACCTGTCTTAACCCACTGTGGTTCAAGTTGACTTGGTTCAATTTTAGATTCAATTTTCTTTTTACCCATGATATTTCCTTAATTAATTAACATACGAACAAGACCAACACTATCAATAGTCACTAACAACATATAATTGGCAATCATACCAAACGACTTGCGAGTATAACTAGCCCAAGCATACATAGCGCAACCACTGATCCATATAGGATAAAGAATGAGAAGGGGTGGCTGTGGTACCGTGAGCGCCATTGTGACCGAACACCCGACACTAATAATCCAAGCCGTAACTTCAACGACAAAACGAAAAGGGTTTGTTGAATAGTCATCTTTGATGTAATTGTAAATGTTAAGAAAAATTACATTCATTAAGCATCGACCTGCAATGTATTTTCAGGATAGATGACTTGTAGCAATAGTTCTTCAACCATTTGATTCAATGTGATATCCCGCTTGTGTGCTTCCATTGCTAATTTTAGCATAGTATCATTATCTAAATCAAGTGGCACTTGAATGCGAGTATCAAACTTTTCACCCTTAAACATAGCCGTTGCCTTTTCAATGAAATCTTCTTCTGTTTCCAAATCAACCCACTTTACATCATCCCATGCTTGATTAGGATCAATACCACGATTGGTTGCTTCTTGTTTATATGCTTCCTGATGTTCAGGATTAATGTAACGATAGGGCTTTGGTTCAACATCCCAAGACCCGGCTACTGGGCTAACACTCACTTCATACACTGTTTGAGTGTCAGTATCAAATACTACATATCCACATGCGTATGTGCTAGTGTAGTCAATACTACGAACATTGTCTCCATAGCAATGCCAAAGATATTCACTGCCGTCGGTGATTCTATGTTGAAAGAGATTGTTTACTTGTTCAAGATTCATGTTATAGCTCCAGTTAAGATATGTTATTGTACACTAAGTTTGATGTATAGTCAATTGATTTGGTTATCTTGACACACTCAATTCCGCATCTGGGTTATCCCAACATGCGTTTCTATACTCGTAAACAAAGTTACACAAGCTATCATAACTTCCCCAGCCGTTCTCTGGGCTAAACTTCTTAAAATGGTCAGGGTCTGATAACAGAATATTCCAGCCTTCATCTAATAATTCTGAAATATCTTTAGCAAACTTCAACCCTTCTTGTTCATCGGGTCTCCACAATACTTGATACAATGTCATACCATTTGACAATTTTACTTCCGTTGCCATCTTGGCGAGGTTGTGTGTGATATTAGCATCATAAACCTCTACCGGTTTAGTAACCATTAAATATACATCTAAACTCATTACTCAACTCCATATTCTGTTTTAAGTTCGTCTAATGCTTTGCGAACTTTTTCTGCCACAGGGCGATACTTAAGGGGATGAATAGGATGATAGGTATATTCAAACCCTGCCCAAGTTTTATCACCATTCAATAGTTTATCAACCTCAGCTAGGATTTGAAAGCGAGGGTCAGTCCACAATTTGATTTGATTATCGGGTACGACAGGCATGTTCATTCTTCAACTCCGAAATGTTTTTTAATCAAATCACTGGCTTTGTATGGTTCTGCCTTGTCAGCAATTTCAGCACATTCTCTAACAATCAACAGGGCGAACTTTTCGTATAGTTTACTCTCAAAGTTCTTATACTCCATAATCATAAGTAGTTGCGTGTCTTCCACAGCCTGTTCGGCAAGTTCTTTAATTCGTTCGTTCATCTTTTGTTTTCTTAATGAATAGTTGCGTACCAGCAGGAAGATTCTTAAACATCATAGGCACAGTTCGTTCGTCAGATTGATCGGTATGGACTATATGCCCGTCCCATAATTGTCTAACTTGGGGAAACTTTTCTGTTCCTATCACTCCTGCTATTTCAAATTCTTCGTTCATTCTTCAACTCCGAAATGTTCTTTTACCGGTATATTTTCTGTGTCGCCATATTGTGCAAAGACAAAACCCAAACCTAACAATGTTTCCATTTCAAATTGTGTGCAGTTACCGCGGAAGATAAAAATTCTACGGGTTAGATTGTCTTTAGAATAATAGATTCTATAACTTACCCGAGGAACATCAAATTTTTCAGCAAGCATTGTCGCAGTAACCTCATCACCCCAATCTTCGGTGATAGATTCACGGTGTTGCTCATAGTAAAAATCTTTCATCATTCTTCAACTCCGAAATGGTGTTTAATCTGAGCCAATATACCACGTTCGGTATCATTCATATCTGGTCCAGGCTCTGACACCAAAGACATACATTCTTTGACAATCAACTCGGCGAACTTTTCAGCATTGAGCAATCTAATCTTGGTGTCTGGGTCTATCCGATTGGGCACCCATTCCATAGCCTGTTCTTTAAGTTCTTTAATTCGTTCGTTCATTTTTTTCTTCCTTCTTGGGCGCGGGCTGTGCCTTCTTACGCTCACGCTTTAATTCTTTTGCTAACCTGTTAAAGGCACGTTTTTCTGATAAGGGCTTCCATGCTTTAGTCATTACTTAACTCCGAAAGTGTTCAATGCAGGACGCAATGTGTTAATCAATTCTGTTTCACGGGCATGAGCAGGACGCTTGCCACGAACAACTTCAATAACACCGAATATAAAACGCTCGGCACCGCGTTCACGCAATGCACAACTCAAACCCCAATTCTTACGCTCAGTCAAGGCCCGTTGCATATGCTTTTGCATACGACGGGTCAATGTCTTACGCACATTACCTGCGAAACATACAGCAGTCAACCCAATATAGTATTCAAATGTTACAGTATCTTGGATAAAGTATAGCACTTGATTACGATCAGTTCTACGCTTACGGGAGATTTTCGAGTTCATAAGTGTATTATATACCCGAATCCATTTAATGTCAACCTTTTTTAGCTGACTTCTGTGCGTCCATCGCCGAGGTCCTTAGCACGGACCACTCTCATATCAGAGGCCATTGCTCGGTTCTCTGGATCCGCTTGTTGCTGCTCATAGAGTTCCAATGCCACATTGCGACATACAGTTTGGAACCAGCGATCCACGATGATAGTATCGGTGTCATCATCACGTATCTTATAACCAGCACGAATCAAATTCAATACAAACTTGTCATTGAAATCAAGTTCAAATGCACCACTGTTAATATCATATGGATCAATTTCCATCTTTAATATATTAACATAGGGCAAACCCAATTCTTCTGCCTTTTGCTTGTCAGATACTGTAGTCGGTTCCTTCTTTACCTTAGGTTTGCGAGGTTTCTTTTCCTTAGTAGGCTTAGGTGCCTCTACAACTGGTTCTGATTTTTTCCCAAATAGTTTATCAAATATTCCCATTTTTATATCTCTCAAGTAATTTAAAGCTGGCAAGATTCTTTGCCTTTGACTCACACATTATATCAAAGTTATCAACAAATGTCAATGCCCAGTCATTCACCGCATCGTTCCAATAGTAGTCACTGTGTGCCCGAAGTTTTTGCTTACTATGTCCATTAGCAATTAGCGCACCATGATCGGGTAATTCGGTAGAGGAATGACCTGTGAGTACATCCTCGCGGCTAACACTGTAATGCATAGTAGGGCGCACGCCACGCCAACTATCAATAACACGTTGTACGTTTTCATCATTAGGTTGAATGTATTGTCCTTCACGTATCCAATTATGGTGAATGTCCATGACCGTAGGTACGAGGTCAGATAATGATAAGCAGTCAAGTAGTCCATGTGTGTATTCCTCATTCTCTAGTGTAAGTGTGTTACGGGCTTCTGTTGACAAACGATTGTAAACATCACGAATGCCCTGTGGACCTTTACGTCCACTGATGTGTACATTAATTTTCATATCCTGAAACTTCTGACCATAGCCCATCATGCGGGCCATGTCAACATGATATTCAAATTCTTCTATACTCTTATTTACTACTTCTTCACGGTCGCTTGCTAAAACCACAAATTGGTCAGGGTGAAAACTAAGACGAACATCATTAGCCCGTGCTGTTTCACCAATGGGGGCAAACCAATGTGCTAATTTGTTTTGAACGTCACTATCACGCCAGAAATCTTTCCAGTCATCATGGGTATAAAATGAAAGCATATCGCTGGTAAGACGAACCATACGTAGTTCGGGCTGTAGTGTTGCTACTTTTTTAACCAAATTGTGAGTATGTAAAATATTGCGTTTTGCAACCTCAATTATCTTTTCCTCTGCTACTGCCCGACTTTGACGATTAGCCCAAGCCATAGTAGTACCACCTGTGTTCAAACCCTCAACACTAGCGATCTCACCCTTTTTGTTAATCTCTGCCCATTTGCAAGCAAAGCCGATACGTTTGATAGATTGATTTGTCAAGATAAAAGCCCAAAGTGATAAATAAGATATGTAGTGTAACATATTTACGCAATAAAGTCAACTATTTACGGATACCATTATGAGAATAACAGAAATATTAACAGAAGATGCAAATCTAAAGAGACAGGCCGCTATTGCCATTGCTATGAAAAAAGCTGGTAAGAAGCCAAAAAATATGCATGAAGAAGATGAGGGTATGTTTGGTAGATCCAAAAACGATAAACGTTATTTAGATAAATTTGATCCAACTGAAGTTATGAATATCAGTGATGATCCTAGTAAGGCACATAAAACAACGGGCAAGGGTTCATTAAGAACATCTAAGGAAGATTTAGAATTTGCATTTGGACCACCCGGAGAAGATGATACATGGGTTTTAGAATTTGGTAATGGATTAATTGCTACTATATATCCTCAATCTAACAGTGGTGGCATGGATTGGATCATAGGTGGTAATCATCCAG